TCTCTGATTGTTGCGGATATCTCTTAACTGCTAATGTTACTTTAGCGTTACCCTGCAACGTTTTAAAGTCAGGTATAAATCTTCTCATAGCAAGAAATACTTCACCAGCTATGCTGGGCCCTGTTGCCTGACCCCGTGCTGTTCTTGCTCTTTGTTGTAAATCAAAGTCATATGATTTTACAAACGAAGTAACTGTGGTTGTTGTACCATCTGGATTAACTTGATCTGTTCCTACTTCATGCTCAAATAATGTAGTTTGACCTAATCCATCCTCACCTACAATAACAGGAAATGTACCAGTTGCACTACTATCATATTTAGTTGCAATAGGATTAGGATATACGGTTGCATCAATCCATGTTGTTCTAGCCTCTGTGCCAATGTACCAAACACCACCTTTCATTGTTTCACCGTAATTAAATACAAGATACTTGTCATTGTATTCAGAGCTTGTAGATGGATAATACCAAACCACTTCAGTAAATAAATTATTAATACCTGCGTATACTTGTTGACCTTTTGTAGTATCTAAAGAATCATATACAAAATCCTCTACACTACACGGCAGTGATTTAACTGTACCATCAAACATAAATAAACCATTTGGTGACATCCAAAATGCAGTACCATCTATCTCAACAGCAGCATTTTTACCAATCAATCCACAGTTTGTACCAACTTGTTCAAATCCAAATGTAAAAGGTGCACCAATAAATTTCATTGTATACAGTGCATTATCTGTCCATATCAAAATAGTTTCTTTTGCTTTTAATGCTCCCATAATTTTTGTACCATCTTGTAATCTTGCATCACCAGCAGAGTTAATTGCTGTAGGTGTATAATCATTAATATCTTCTTCATCTGAAAATCTAATAAACATATCATCTTGTGTAGATGCTGTTCCAATAGTTGTTTCTGTTCCTAAATGAATTAAGTGACGTGTTGTTGGTGATACAAGAGTAACCCTTGTTGCAGTTGGATTATTAGTCGTTGCAAATCCAGATGTAGATGTAGAAGCTCTAGTTGTTAATCTTGCTGCATTACCAGCGTCCCAAGTAAATGTTTTACCATTTGCAATAGTTGCAACTAATACCTGACCAAAATTACTTAATGACCAAAGACCTGGTTCAAGAGATACTTCTGATGCAGGAGCTGCTTCACCCCAATCAACAAAGTCTGCAGCGTTGGTAACTGTAGCACCATCAGAATGAGCTGCTCTTGTTGATCCATCAACTGCTCTTGTAATACCTGTTAAGTCATTACCAGATACACCACTGTATGAAATTAATTCTGTTCCAACTTGTATTCTTCCTGATGTTGGAAAACCTGTAGAAGAAGTTAAAGTAATAGCTGTTCCTGATCCACCTGTACCTGCCGTGTCATCTAATAATGCACCATTTAAAGTATTAGTAACAGCACCTGTAACCGTTCCATTCCATTCTGATACACCCCAACCATAACCATAAGACTGTGCAGCTGGTCCCACTGTTTCGTATGGTTTAATACTTAAACTACCACCTGTAGCTACAGTTCCACTAGCATTTGATGATTGTGTTATTGTAAATGTATTTGATGTGGGTGTTGACGTAACTTGAAACAATTTATCTTCAAAGTCAGATGCAGAATAACCTGTACCACCTGGTAGTGTTACACTGTCTAATAAAATAATATTTCCTGGTGATAAACCATGTGATGCTTTTGTAACCGTACAAACAGCTGATCCACTTGTCGTTGCAATTGTTGCTGATGTTAAAGTTGCTTTTAAAGGTGTTATATCATAGAGCTGACCTTCAAAATATAATAATAAAAATTTGTCTGTTCCAATAGCTACATATCTATTACCAGCAATATCAACGAATGCAAATTCTCTTCTTGCTACACCTACGATAGTATCTGTAACAAGTGAAGACCATCCACCAACTTTCTCTGGTAAATTATATCTAAAACGAACATTATCACAATCAACCCATCTAAACTCTGCACCAGAGTCAGTGTTTTGTTTGTCTATTCCAGGTAAGACTTTGAAATCAATTAGAGCCATCTATTAGCTCCTATATCTTATCTTTATACACCCAGCCTCTTGTTGCATTAACATACACCAATGTAAAAGCTGAACCATTTGCTGAGACTACTAAATCAGAACCGGCTCCTAAAATATTAGATCCATTTCTTCCAACGGTTAAATTGTTAGATGCAAGGTTATTACCACTATCTATAAATGTAACTTCATTTCCAATAGCAGGTGATGCCGGTAAATTTATTGTAACTGCAGCACTAATACCACTTCCAGACGTATCAATTAAAACTTGATCTCCATTGACTGTAGTATATGTACCACCAGGAGTGTAATATCCTTTAGTTTGTAATTTACCTGTGATGTTTGTGCCATCAGAATATAACACAGTTGTTGATCCAATAGGTAAAGTTAGACCTGTTCCCGATACAGTTTTAACTGTTAATGTATAATTAGATGAAGATCTTGCTGTTGCATCTTCCACAATAAATACTCTCTCAGAAGAATCTGGCATTGTAACTGTTCTGTTTGCACTTAATGTACCAGTTAATTTGTAATATAAATTTTTACCATTTGATACAGCACCATTTGATAATGCTAAAGCTACATCACTAGATCCTACTGCTAGTGATAAATAACCTGATGCTGCTTGTTCTAATTGTTGTAAATTTGTGTTTGTAATTGTACCCCAGGTACCTGCTTTTTCACCTGTGGTCATTAATTCTAGTTTTAAATCACTTGAGTATGTACTTGCCATTTATTTCTCCTTATGGGTTATTTGGGTCAATAGGCACCCATGTCCCCGTTGCACCTGGAATTATTGGATTCCATGATATCACATTAACCGTACCAGTTGCAAGGTTTATTCTTATACCATCTACAGCCACTGTTTTGTCAACTCTAACGGTGACATTGCCTATAGATATCTCTATTTCAGAACCTCCTGGTAATACTCTTGCAGAGGCTGTAATTCCAACTGTTCCTGTACTTACATTAACCCTGTTGCCTGATACAGCAACAAATACACTTACGCCACCTGGATCGGCGAATGGTGCTCCGGCAAATGTGCTTCCTCCAAAATACATATTCTATCCTAATGATGTTTGTACAGGTTCCCAAGTCATAGTAGCTCCTGGTACAATACCATCCCATTTTTTAATTAATACAGAACCATCTGCAACATTTATTCTACTGCCATCTGGAGTAACTGTCGCTTTTGCAACAATAGTTACAGTTCCTGTTGAAATATTTTGTCTATTTGTTGTAACAGTTACAGTTGCATTTGCTTTAGTTGTAACATTTCCTATTTCTACATCAACTCTGTTTCCTGTAACTGATAAGTTTGCATCAGCAGATATAGTTACAGATCCTGTGCTAACATCAACTCTAGATCCATTTGGTAATATAGTTGCTTTACCAACTGTTGTAACAGTTCCTGTATTTGCATTGATTCTAGATCCTGTTACAGGATACTTAAATGCAAATGTAGGTGTGCCTGTATTTAAATTTATTCTTGATCCTGTAAGAGCTAATGTTGCTTTTGCAACAATAGTTGGATCACCGCTAGATACATTTATACGGCTACCATCAGGAGATACAATAACACCTGTACCTTCAACAATAGTTACATTACCGATTGTAAAATTAAGTCTACTACCAGTAACACTAATATTAGCATTACCTACTAGACCTACTGTGCCTGTGTTAGCATTGATTCTATTCCCGGTTACGTTTACAAACGCATTAGGGTTAAATCCTGAGTCTCCAAAAGGTGCTCCTGCAAACGAAGTTCCGCCAAAAAACATAATATAAATTCCTTAAAAGGGAGTTGCGTGGTATGTGGTGGTGACACAACTCCCAGCTAAGAATTATATCATCGTTTAAACCAAGAGGGAAGTCCTAAATGTGGACGTTTGTCGAACATATTATCTTTCGCCCCTGGGGTTTTACGATTATTATAATGCAGAAAAACTTGTACGCATTCTTTACCTTTGAATTTTTCTCTCCAATGTTCTAGCTCACAGCCAGAATAAACCAGCATATCTCCTGGTTTTAAATCTACTTTAACGCCTTTGGTATTATCTGATACATATCCAACACCTGGTTTGTTACCACCTTTTTTAGGGTCTGGTTCTAAATAAATTGGCCAATCATCACCACCTAGATTCATGGTTGTAGATATCTCACAACTAAATCTATCTTTGTGTCTTTTTAATATATCTCCTTTTTTATAGATTCTTGCATAAGTGTATGCAGGATATAATTTTAAACCTGTTACTTCTTCCATTTTAGGTTGACACTTTAACATCAAAGTTTCCATAGCAATGTTTCCGTATTGAGAATAGGTATTTGGAATCTGCTCGTCTTTAGCTTCATAATGACCTAATATATTTTCAAATGGTGAAAAATATCTATGTTCCCTACAAGTATCATATACTTGTTTTTGCATACAAAAATAGTTTGCAACAAATGAAGCTAAGTCTTTTGATATAGCTTGACGAATAACTGTATACTTTTTATTTTTAAAACTCATATTAATTTTGTTGGGTCTAATGCTATATTACCAGATATACTTATTCTTTGTTTATTTGATAGATAAAAAGGATATACTTGATGTAATAATTTTGCAGGAAATAATAAAATAGTTCCTTTGTCTTCTGGTTCTAAATGAATTCTTTCAGAAGCAACTATTCCTAAGATATTAGTATAAATAAATTCAAAGGTATTTGGACACGGTGAATTAGATTCTTTTGCAAATTTTAATTCTTTTTCTTTTTTATAGCTTGATGGTATTTCTATCCAAACTACAAAAGAAAAAACACCTGTATGAGAATGAGTTGGATTAAATTCATATTTATTTTGAAAATTAACCCAAAAACTATCTAAAACATAAGAACAATTTTTTGTTAAAACACTTGGCACAATTACTTTAAGATCTTCTATTGAATACTTACTTATTAGATTAAGCAACACGTTATTAAAAAACCAATTATCTTTATCTTCTATGGTGAAAGAATTACTTATGTTACCAGCTAATGTTTTACTTATATTATTTTTTTTATTTTTAATATAAGACTTTAATTTATTCATTTCTTTATTATTTAACTTTCCTGCTACAATTCCTGTATTTTTTAAAAAATTAAACATCTTTAGCCATTTGTTTCGGCACTGCTTGTATGTTCCAATGTATAAACCTAAATGGTTCTATTCCATAATCAACTGCATATTCGTGTTCTAAAAATCCTGGAAATATAATTAGTGTGCCTGGTGTAGGTTTAAAATGAATAAGTTCTGTGCCGCCCCATACACCTTTGATGTCTGGTTTCATTTTTAATTTTGTAGCTCTTGCCCCAGTTCTCGGTTCGTGAAATATTGGGTATGATGTTTTATCACTGCACTTTAAAAAATAAAAACCTGATACGTGTTGATTCCAATGTATGTGTGCTGAATGATGCCCACCACCTTTTTTAGCAAACTCTTGTACCCATAACTCACTAAACATAGTTGTGTATTGTGACATATCATAGCCTTGGTGATCTAAATACTCCCAAGATTTTTGACCAATGTAATTTCTAAAATCTAAAAAATCATTATCAACAGTTAAAGGTGTTGAGTGATGAGATAGTCCAAAGTCACCGTATTTTTTAATATGTGCTTTGTTTCTATTTCTTGCTTCTTTAATATATTTGTTAGAAGCTTTATTTAAGGATTTTACAAACTCTGGTTTTTGTTCTGACCAAATGGTCGTGTTAAAATAGTTATTTATATACATT